TCGGCATCATTAGGAGAGACTTGAGCGTTTTGACACTCAAAAAGGGCTCCATCAGCAACGTGAATGGGGGAGTTTACAATGTCTATACCTAATGAGCCTAGGTTGTAGGCATTAAGTTTTCCTGCCATTAATTTGGGAGCCTACCGTGATCAATGATGAGATCGTCGAGGACACGACGGATTTCTATGGCGTTACCAAATCTCTCGGCAGGCTCTTGAAACCTTCGGATGCCATAGAGGGTTCGATCAAGAATTGTAAAGAGGGCTGTAAGGACTTCAGAAGGAGAAGCATCATCTCGTTCAGCAATTCTAGACATAGCTGCAGTAGAAGCCGTAACTAAAGCTTCAACTGTTTCCGTGTCACATTCTTGGTCTTCCTTTAGATTTAACATAATGGATTACCAATATTCTTCGTACATTGCGGACACAAAAGTAGGTTCTTGATACTGTCGAAGGCCTAATGATTGCAAAAGATGCTGCTTTTCGGTCGCAAAAATTGAGAGCCAATTGGCATCAGGAGACCTATCCTCAGATTCCTTGGCTCTTGCAAAGGCTACTGTCCACGCCACCAAAGCGTTGTCCGCTTCACCGGGAATCGGGACGGTACTTCCTGAAGTTAATGGGCCTAAAGTTGGAACATACGCGAAGGATAGGTTAACAACTGAGGTAACTTCAGGAGCAGTTCTAATAACTGGAGCTGCTACTGGCGAACCTTGGGCTGTAATGGCATAGCAGATGACATCATTTGTGGCATCAATGGCTGCCCTGCCTTTAGATGACTGAAATAGGTCGCTATTGAAGTCCACAGGCTTGAACATCAGGCCTCCATTTGTGGAGCTTGTAGTCAAGTCTCTTGGAGCAATCATCACGACTTTATGGACATCAACAGGAACACCTGAAAGTTGCGAGGAATTTGCGTCTAGAAAAACATTGGTCTCATCAACCGTGAGGTAGTGCTCCTGCTTTAAATCGGCAATATCTCTCCATAGATCCCTGATTCCTGCAATGATGATTTCAGTCAGCTCCGCAGAGGTCCAAAACCTCGGAGTGATTTCATTCAACCTCAGTCTGACTTGTCCCTCTATACCACTAATTAATGTTGCCATGAAGTGTCATTAAAGTAGGTAAACCGCGCTAACCGATGAAGTTCCAGTTGCGACACCGACTGTAAGAACAAGTCGCCATGCTTGTCCAATATGTTGATTAATGGTGACACCGGCGGCGTCGGCAATACCTGTTAGACCTGGATAAATGGTAATGATCGAGCCTGTAGTTGAACCAAGAGCAGCCGTTGCAGCTCCTGCCAAATCGATCCAGACTGCTGAACCAGGAGCCTTAACTTGGACCTTAACGGTCGCAGTTGAGCCGCCAGCAGCATCATTAGCTGTAAAGATCCTTATGCCTCGTGCTGAAGCATTATGAAACTCTTGTGAAGTGTAGGCCGCTGCTCCGCGTGATGCAGACTCAAAAACTATTCCTTTGCCTGCAACGGCCTCAACGTTTTGATTAATAAATGACATGTTTATCCTTCAGTGAAGGAAGGGGACCGAAGTCCCCTCCCATCAATTCAATTATACAGTTGCTGAGAATGGAGTTGCTTCTGTGCCACCTGCATCAGAAGTAATTCTAACTGCCCACTTAGTCGAGGCAACATCCCAGAATTCATAAATAGCACCAATCAAACCACCAGTGGAATTAGCAGTGCCTAATAGATCAACGGTGTCATCAGTTGCAGCGGCAGCAAATGAAACAGTGGTATCACCACCATCAGCAAATAGAGTAGCTACACCAACAAATGTATCAGATGCATTGGCTACTTTAATAGTAGATGCACCAGTAATGGTTGCACCTAGAATAATAGTATACTTATCACCAGTAGCAGTTGCTAGCGGAAGCACATAGGCTGATGCCACATCAGTTACATAGACAACTCTATTAGCATGTAGAGCTGCAGTTAGTGATAAAGATGTACCAGTTGTGTATGCAACAGGAGCAACTCCAGTAACTGAAGGATTGGTAATTGTTGGGGAGGTTAGTGTTTTACCTGTGAGGGTCTGAGTTGAAGAAGCATCAACTACTTGAACCTCAGTCGTTCCCGACCCAGCAGGGATTATCTTCAGAATGTTGTCATCTGAATCTACGTAGATTGGAGCTGAGGTGGGAGTGCCTGGAGAGGCTAGAGGGTTCGTAGCTTGTCTACGAAGGTTGCGAATTGCCATTTGATTTTAATCCTTGAAGTTGGGGACTTATGTGTCCCAGCCATGAAAGTGATTGGAGTTCGTTTGACAGGTGAACTCCAAAAGACCTGTTAGGTTAAGTTAACCTTATGCTGAGATAATAACGAAGCCGTTTGGCGCATCTCCGGCGGTGGAGTCAGTTGTTACATCGAAATCTGTGTAAGACTTCGCTACAACACCCGTTCCCATGATAACACCATCAGGCGAGATCCAGAAGGCTTCTTCACTTGCCACAAGGAGTGGAAGTACGAGCCTACCGTCTGTTCCGGCACCAGCGTCATCTGTCGCATCGTCGAAGATGGCGAGATAAGCATCTGTGGCTGTACCTGCTGTTCGACCGTCTATTGTGCCCTTACGAGCATAAACTGCCCATAAAGTACAAGCTGCGTCGGCAAGAACCTGTCCGCCTGCATCATCAATTGTTGTTGAAAGGAATGGAACATATTGAAGATCAGGGTTACCCTTCTGGGTTGCTAGATGCAGGAATAGAGCCTTTAATGAGGCATATACAAGAGGGTTACGTACTCCCATATAAGTCTTTGTTCGGACTAAGCCCGCAGATTGAGTTGTAATAGCCATGATGATTTTACTTTCTTTCCAAGTCATTACCAGGCTTGGTCTGGCTCCTACTTTGTAGCGGCTAGGAGGAATCCCGCTTTAGATCAGAGTGACCTAAACTTTTAAACTCTACCACGTTTTGAAAAGGCATTGGATACTCTTGCACCAGTTTTAGATTGATATAGTTTCCATCCATCCTTGGCACGGTCAACGATCATTTGTTCAGTATCAGCCCGCTTTTTCATATCTTTTGAGAATTCGTCATCTTCAAGTTTCTTAATGACCTTCTCAGCCCCACCGTTCATATGAGGGGCTCTACCGGCAAGATCCATCCACATAAGAGGATTGTCCCAGTTCGCAGTTGCAAGAATTGTCGTAATAGGAATCAGCCCTCTTGAAGCAAGCATTTTTGTGTCTGATTCATTGAATAAAGCCGCTTCGACCATGGCCTTTTTGAGAGAGGGTGGTCTACGTTGACATAATCTATAATAGAAGCCTTGTTTTGAGGGCATTACAACTAACGAGGGATCAAATTCTGCAAGTTTAGAAAGCCACCATTTAGGTGGTCCTGCTAACTTAAAAGGGTTGGCTTCAACCTGATAATTACTATATCTCATTATCTAACTGGGATGTCTGGAATTTTTCCTGAGGCTTCATTTTGAGCAAAAGATACACCACTTGATTGAGGCGAGGTTTGGACAGATCCATAACCTATACGACCTTGGACAACTCTAATGGCTTGTTCACCCCCAGGCATATATCTACGGTCCCACCGCTCAATTTTGGTGCTCTGTTCAATTGGTGATTCGTCATCATCTTGCTCACGAATGGCAACTAGAGAAATCATTGTACCAAAATCGCTATAATTTTCATTGGGGTCTGCTGAACCCATAAGAACATTTTGTTTCTGAGCTGCCTGAGCTACAAGCCAAGGCTGAAGAGATTCACCAACAGGTATTTTATGGCGGTGACCATCCCAAAGAGCTTCCAAGGGCTTTGAGGTCCGGTTAATTACGGTAACAGTGTCCATTAATTGAGTTCCTTTGAAAAACGTTTACGAAAGTTAGGGTGGTGGACCCTAATAAGAATCCACCACACCACCATTATTTCTAATATGTTATTATTAGAATTATGACCCGGCGGCTCTCTGGGTAACCAAAGCTTGCCCGGTGATTCCGTCGAGCCTTGCACATGATGCAGGGTTCTCTAGGAAGTACTGCTTTCTCATCCTATAGACCGCTTCGAATGCGTCGCGGAAGGCAGTACCAAGTCCTACACGCTGTAGAACCGAGCCATCTTCATCGACCCACTTACCAGACTCAGAGACATATTCCTTGAATCCGGCACCAGCTACGTCGAGGAACATCATGACATCTAGGGGGAAGTCACGAAGCGCTCGAACTGGAACTGAACCGAATGGAATGTCACCCTGAGTAAAGGCAACTGTTGCAGGATCTGGCTTCATCAAATTGGCTCCTGAATACCTACGATCGGCATCAGTTAGCTGAATGACGAGCCTTCGTGTGCTGTGGTGGCAAAGAATAATCGAGATTTTGCCATTGAGCTTCTGGTCAACTACGTCACTTACTCGCTGGATTAGATCCGTTGAAAGTGCGCCCGTTGATGCAGTTACATAGCTTGAATATGCTGGAACATCGGCACGAACGATACCGAAGTAGTTCGCACGATATGTTCCGTCATCTACAAGAGCCATGAGACCCCACCAAGCAGCTTCATATGAGGTATCATTGATGTCAGTTGTTCCTGACCCTGCTACCTGCACAATATAGTCATTGTCTGCCCAGCCAGTGTGAGTGGCTGTGTCTACAACGATTGTACCATGAGATGTAGCTGAAGGAGTTGATGTTACCTTGTGAACGGTTGTACGAAGAACTCCGTTGTTTGGGTTCACCGCACCAATCCACATGTTTTCTGAGATGAAACGGTTTCCAAAAGCATCGTTGGTGATACCACCAGGAGCATCAACATCGAGTGTTGTTCCTGAAGGTGATTCATCAACGAGAGCTAGGACTCCGCGTCCATCCGAGTTGAGTGCATATTCATCTCGACGAGCAATGTCGTCAATGAGATATTGCATTTCTGACTTACGAGCTGAGATGAATGCGCCTTCGTTTGAAGTCGAATCCACCATAACTTCCCAAGTCATTCTGAGGCGCGCCATCAACTTACGCTGATCGACGAACCCACGAACGTATCCCTGGTTACCAGCATCGGCAGTTGCCGAGTCTTCACGACCGAACATCGGTGAGATGTTCCTCTTAGTGTGTGCTAGTTTGACGATTTCTCGTCCACGGAATGGGACCTTTTCCGTCTTGATCAAATCCCTTAGGGGATTCTTGTTGTTGACACCCTCTGAGACACCATCTTCAAAGACATCCTTGAAAATCGCGTCGAGTGCCTGTTTATCGGCTCCGGCCATTTTGTTACCTACTTACTTAAGAGTTCGTTAGGTCCGTATTAGGTTACTTAGCGAACTTGTTGTACTGTTGCCAAGCCATATTCATTCGTTCGTCTAGGTTTGCTGGCTGCGGTGCAGGTGTTGCCCTAGGGGCTCCACCAGGAACATCCTGTGGGAGGTTCTGACCAATACGATCGGTCACATTTGCTGCTGCTGTTCTACGAACGGGATCAATAAGGTTTGAGGAGAACGCCTTCCAGAAGTCGTCCACGATTGTTGGATCACTTGAATAACGCTCAACTAGGTCAGGATCAGACTGTACGTAACCTGTGAAGGCTGCATGTAGCTGACGCTTACCGTCATCTGAGAGAGGCCCACCGAGGGTCTCACCGGCCTTAGTGAACAATCTGTCCATCGTTTGACGGCCATATGTTGTCCAATAATGCTGGGTCTGTGCTTCAAGATCGCCACTTCTCTCCATTAGCGCAAGTAGCTTTGAAACTACATTGGGGTCTGCAAGCTTAGCTAGTGAATCGGAATAGAGATCACCGAACTGCTGCTTGATTTGATCGATTTCTGGATTAGCTGGAGGGGTCACCCCTACCAGACTTTGAAGTTGCCTTTGAACCTGGTCATATCGTGCCTGAGATTCAGCTTGCATGGTTGCAATACGCTGTTCGTACTGATCACGTTGCTGTCTTAGACGATATGAAGGAACTTGAGCTTCTCCACCACCTGTCGCTAGTGGGGGCGTCGGATTCACAACAGGTGTCGCCGGTTGTGAAACGGCGGGCGTTGCTGGTGTCGCTGCAACAGGCGTAGTAGCAGGTGTATCGCCACCTACAGAAGCGTTAGAGACTGGAGTTTCGACGGGAAATGACATTTTGACTCAACCTTTGTTTTCGCGGGCTAGTTCCGCGTTGGAGTTGGTAACCTTAAACGAAGGCTACGATTAACTAAACGTAGTTTAACGGTTCCCTTGGTTAGGGCCTGTCTCCTTTTTTGAGGGAGAAGGTCGGGCTCCTTGAGTGGAGCCTGAATTTGTGTTAGAGTTGGTCATTGCTTGACCACCTCCACCAGTTTTTTGCTGACCACCTTGTCCTGGAGGGGCATTAGGGTCCTGTGTTGGCTGTGCGAGTGCTGAAAGAATCATTTGAAGCTCACTAAGATGCTGGATAATGATTGGTTCCAGTCCAGGATTCATGGCAAGAAGTTCTCTCATTTTATCGCCGTTCAACCACTTAATTCTTTCGGTCCAGTGGACCTGAGGGTCGAACCATGGTTTAACGACCAATGGTGACAACCCCATAGGAGCTTCCGCCCACTTTTCAAAGGCATCTTGGATCTGTAATGCCGCTTGAACGTGAATATTAAGGGCTGGAACAAGGTCTGTTAGACCAAAAGTCGTCAAAAGGGCGTATTTTTGGTCTGGATCGGCTGGATCAAGGAGCATCATCTGTGAAGCTTGCTCTACCGCTGCACGCTTACCCAATGCGGTCTTCGGCATGTTAGATCCGTCTTCAATTTGGATACTAACTTGCCCTTGAAGTTGTGCATTTTGGAAATGCTTGAATGTATAGCCCCTATTTGGGCCTACAACCGACCAAACTCTCGTGTCTGGACCGAATTGACGCTCAAGTTCCAATGAAATTGCGAACCATCTGCGATACATCTCGCCTCTAGCTTGGAAAACCGAGGCAAACCTGCTTTGTGACCTTTCGACAAGGAGTTGCAAAGCACTAAAGGCTTCGATTCCTTGTGGTTTCTCACCTTTGATGATGTCAAAGGCTCCAGAGAGTTCTTCGATGTCTCTAATAATTTGGTCCCTCATTTGACTTAATGAGGCAGGGATTTCTGATCCTGCTACTCTCTCGGGCTTGGCGTTTCCACCACTCGAAAGTGGGTTCCACTTCATGACAAGACCGGGTTCTCCGGTAAAATGGTCGATTCCGGCACCTTCAGGGACTACCCAGATTGGGTTAGCCATCCTCTGAACGATCAATTGGGTTAAAGAGTCCAACTGGTTCAGTTGATCTTGCTTCTGTAGCAAGGGATTGAGGGCTGAACGGCCATATAATTTGCCGCCCATCTGCTCATATTGAGAGAAAACGAATGGAAATAGAGGTTTACCTTCAATGTCCTTGTAAGGGAATGGCCCTGGAAGCGTTTCTTGGGGCATTCTTAGGACTATTGGGGCCTTTTCACCAATCATTCTAAGGACAAGTCCTTCTGGAAAGTCAGGTGTAGGCTTCAACCAGAGTTCGTATTCAGTAATTCCCTCGATTTGATTCGAGGTTGTCGCACTTAGAGCCGATGTACCAATGGTTCCGCCACTATTTGAAGTCGAAAGAGACTTATAAAGCTGAAGTGAACGGTCTGAAGAAGACTTTTCAAATTGAATCTTGCTTACCAGTTCGGGCATATTGGCCTCGAACCAGTGCTTCTCACGCCATCTCATCCGAATTATGTATGGAAGCTCGTCAAACCTTGTGCAGTCTTGAGGGAAAGCCCATTCGAATGGACTTAAAGCTGTGGTTTTTCCTTTGCCGAATGATACCCACTCACCAACTTTGGTGCCATCTTGTGGGTTGACAGCCAAGGTAAATTGATTGCCACCACATATTGGGCAGATGTCTCCTGCAGCTTTAATATCTTTGGGAGTGTTTACATTTCCACACTGAAGACACTGTTCGTTCTGAATGAAGGTCTTGTTAAACCTTGAATCAAGGTCCCATGAGATTTGTAGGAGCGCCGAACCATTGACAATGAGCCAGTAGTCTGATTCTCGCATGACCTGATTCATATCATGCTCTTCATGAATGAGTGGGGCCATTTGGTCTGCGATTTCCGCCGCAGCTACAGACTGTGTATCGTTTCCAATTGGACGGGCCTTGACCGAAAGTTCAATGGCGGCAAGATTTGTTCTGATGGCCTGTAGAGTTTCGGCCATCTTATTTGTAACTGGCCTTGGAATCCACTTCTGGAGTCTCTTATCGACCCATTCACGACGGTTTGGATGGTAGGCAATCCACTGGCGATTTCCTACGTAGAGGTTCTCTTGGAGCCAGTCCTTTTCCCATACCCATCGGTTTTCAAACGATTCCTTCTTTAACTTTTCGAACAGCTCGATTAATCTTTTATCATCTGCATATGGGTCATTAACTGGAACCTGTGGAGGAGCACCAGGAATGGTTTCCTGACCAGTTGCAGAGAGAGAATTCGTCTGGATCGGGCTCCCAAAGACTGAATCGTTAGGAGCGTTAGGGATAAAAGGTGGCATCAAAGGTATCTAAAAATTAGTCGTAAACTGGAAGGCCGAGCTTCCTTGCGAGATCGTTTCCTACGTCGTCGAAACTGAAGTCCTTAACTGAGGTATCTTCACTCCTAATTGGTGTCCGTTCAATCTGAGGGACTGGCACTCGAATGTTATAGGCCTTCTCTAAGAGGGCCACACGTTCGTTTTGGAGGGAATTAATTTGAAGCCGGAACCAATCATTGAGGATTGTGGCCTGCGAGAGTTGGTCTCTAAAGACATCTCGTTCAGCTTTGGCTTTGACAAGGTCATCACGAGTGGACGAAAATAAATCGACGACAGTTTTTGGAATCCACATCTTAAGACCAGTAAAACCTAACGCCCGTAATTTGAGCAGCACACGTTACACAAAAGGAGGTTGTAGCTGCATCTAAGGAGATTGACGAAGGGTCGGTGTCATGGAGTTGGATTCCAGTATCGCCAGTGACTCCCTTTAGGGTGATATTCGTGGTGTTACCAGCTGGGGGCACGATTGTACAAGCTGTAACGGTAGCACCACCAGTAGGTACTGTGATGGTGTTAGCACCAGAGGCAAGAGTCTTAATCTCAATTGAATTGGGAGCCGCAGTATTTTCAGCACCAGGAATGGTCTGGGTCCCGGCAGGAGGCCCTGTGAAGACTAGTGTGATTGTTCTATTTGATGTAGCCATAATTTAATTTACTAACAAGGACTTTGAATTTATGCCCAGAAATCGTCTGCGGTTGAGGGGATATCGGGTTCCTTTGGAAGCTGGTCGATTTTTCTCATCCGCTGAATAAAATGCTGCTGCTCGGGAGTTAACATTGAGATGTCCCTAACCTTAGGTTCAGGTTCTGGTGCGCCTTTGGGAAGTTGTGGCCAACACATTAGAGCGTACCGGATACAATCTGGAAGTTCGTCATCCTTTTTATAAGGTTTCTCTTGGAGCTTCTTTGATTCATCCTTATTGTAGTTGTCGTCATAACGGTAGGTCTTCATTTGCTTCACGGTTAATGGGCAACGAGACTCTACGAAGAACAACTGCTTCTGGACCAACCACGATTTGACTCGTTCAATTCCAGCTTGGTTATCGTTCTCAGCCTTCTGGCAGTAGATACCATGCTGGGCAAGTTCAATGATTCCCTGACGTTCGTTCTTGTTTAGGCCCCACTTGGAGTTAGGGTTAGCTGCCAATGCTTTGAGGGCGGCAGCATGGTTAAGATAGGTTCCATCCCTTTGAAGGTATTCTCCAACCACGACCATACCTCGCTCGGTGGAAACGAGTTTAACTCCACCGAAAGGGTGATCTGCTCCGGTGTCGATACCGACAATGACCTGACGCCAGAGTTCAATGGAGGGCCACTCTGGAATGACCTTTTTAATTTCTTCGTCATCATGAAGGATTTGTGAAGTAATTAGGTTCCCATAGATTGATCCTGTGAAGTTTACGAAGTCAGCTTCATATTCCTGTCGGAACATGGTTTCTGACATTGTGACTTTCTCACGCGCGAGAAATTCAGGACTTAATCGAGGGTTTGCACTGTTTGCCGATTTGGCAATAGCTCCCCAGTAACCTGGTTCACCTTGCTCGGCCTTAGAGTAAAGCTCCTCGTAGACCCAATCGAATCCTCTCGGAGTTGTTGTAAAGAACGCTGCAGTATCACCTGCAAGTGAGGGTCGAATGACCTCCCAGTGCTTCCTAGACAACTCACATACTTCATCGATCCAGAGTGCGTCTAGCCCCTGTCCTCTGCCTTGGTCAGGGTCTTCAAGGGTTTGGAAGTGGATGAGCGAGCCATTTTTTAACCTTAAGTCGAGGAGGTCGGATTTGTAACTTGTAACCCAGTCGTCCGGGACAATCTTCTGAAAGGCAGGGATCACGTAGTGATGGAGCTTAGGAACTGTAGGCGCACATGCCCAAACTAAGGAATTTGGGAAACACGCCTCGTCTAGCCCTGCTATGCTACCTATGCGGCTTTTTCCGAACCTTCTACCTGCGATGATTGTGAGGTAATTGAAGTGTCTCCTGCCTTTTTGACCACAGGATGGGCATTCTCGAACTGGTGGGATTGCTTGGTAGTCCTTTTTACAGGACTTACAATATCTGAGTCTTCTGGCTTCAATGAATTCCTGTTGGTCAGGTTGATAAAAGAGGGGTTCACCTGGAAGGGAGGTCCATGAAGCCATTAAAAGTTAATAACAGGTAACATAAGGGTAAAAATAGGGCCACTGAGGGTATGTTCTGTAGCCTCCGCGCCCGCAGTGGGGACAGTAGCCACAATTTGGGCAAGGATGCTCAAGGTTTCGAGCTTGTTTCATCTGTTCTATGCCCTCTTCTTGAACTTCTTTCCATTTTGACCAATCGACCGTTGTCGAATTCCCAGTAACTGTTCCACCAGTAGTGACTGTTTGGGTTAATTTAGGCTCATTTTGGTCGATAATTTGCATAAAATTGGAATTATTCACTGAAGACATTGGGTTTTCCTACGATGTTGCCCCTTCCGATGACCTTGGCTTCGACGATTTCGCCGTCCTTTTTAGGGTACTCAATTTTGATGGCGAGGACCGTTTGTTGATTCTCAGCCATTCCCCTGGATTCCTTAAACATAGGGTAAATTACCCCTTTTGCGGTCTCTAAAATGGCCTGTTGGTTGTCATCCTTAATGAGCTTCTTGAGCTTATCCATGGTAAGTGGGATAATCTCGTGCTCCATCCTATCGAGGGGGTTATCAAATTTGAGCCAACCCTCCTTAGCGGCTCTGGCAATAATTGAGTTGAGACTTCTTGGTTGGATACCGAGTTTATCAGCGATTTCGTTGTTGGATAGATTAGGATCTGTTGACCTATAGGCAATCCATTCGGCGATTCGACCCCTTGCAGTACGATCTTGAGCGATGAGGGCAGGTAGGTCCGCGTTGACTATTTCCGAATTAGTCTTAGTCGGACCCGAGGTGTCATCTCTGTCTCCGTTAATGAGGGCTTCCGCCTTCCTACGGCGTGAGACACAGGGTATACACATGCATCCAATTTTGTGGTAGGCAGGTCCTCCCTTTCCCCTAATTCTAGTGGGTTGGAGTGATTGAGACGAATTCTCAGGATTTGCTGTTGACAAAAGTTTTCTAAATCGTTAAGATGTGGGTTCAAGGGACTTACTTTGAAAGTGGAGGTTCCGTCGCCCTTAGGGCTATTTACCTGCCTTGATTTACATCCTGGGGTTACCTAAGGAGGGGATTGAGGTAGGTAAGCTGCAGGTTGACGGACTGAGGCTAACTTTTAAGACTATATCACATTTTAAAGGATTTGTCAAGAAAAAAGTGACACAATTTGTCACCCCTTTTGAAGTCCTTTTCGGTTTTGTGTAATTTTAGACTCATTGGTCTCTTTTGGGTCAAAATGAGTCACAACTTCAAATTTCCTTTGGAGGCCGAATTTTAGGTAAATTTAGTCTATTTTTCCAAATTCGTTTCCTTATATATAGGGGGAATTTGGAAGATTTTGTAGATGATGATTTCTTAGAGTTTGACTAAAATTTTTAGTCTGGAATTTAGACTTAACCCTTTTATTTTCAATAAGTTAGTCATTCAACCTTTTTAAAAATTTTTCTCAGGAGGACGGCGCGCCAGGCCTGGAGTCCCATAAAGTCATGAGGGGGGCCACCCCCTTACAGAAGCGTTAGTGTCATACCACATTTGTAATCAGGTTAAGTCCAATGGAATCAATGACTTAGGCTTTGGTGTCCGTTGTGTCCTACCAATTATGTAAGTGAGATTGTCCACAAATGTAGGCAAACGACCAATT